AAACGGAGATTCTGTTTACTATTTTAATAATACAGAGCCTACTGAAAGTGTTTTTTCTGTTGGTACAGGGGGTTATACAAACGAAAACAATGAAGGAATTATAGCCTATCTATTTGCCACAGTTGCCGGTATTTCAAAAGTCGGAACGTACACAGGCACAGGCTCTGATGTAAATGTTGACTGCGGTTTTAGTGCTGGCGCTAGGTTTGTGTTGGTAAAGCGTACAGACTCTACAGGCGATTGGTACTTGTGGGATTCTGTGCGGGGTGTCGTGGCGGGTAATGATCCCTATTTCCTACTGAACTCTACCGCCGCAGAAGTTACCAACACAGACTACATAGACCCCCTGTCTAGCGGGTTCACGATTACATCATCGGCACCGGCGGCACTTAATGCCTCTAGCGGTACTTACATCTTTTTAGCAATCGCATAGGAGAATCAACTATGTCGGAATATCGCATTAGATCAACGGGGGAGGTCAAATCTCAAGGCCAACTCCGCAGTATGCACCCTAATGTTTCACTACCTAAAGTGTGGAATACAAATGTTAATGAGGCATTAGGCATTGATCCTGTACTAGCGTCACCTAAGCCTAACCCTTCTGGAGACTATAAGGTTGTTGTACGCAACGGCGTAGAGCAGGACGCCAACGGTAATTGGGTATGGGCTTGGACAGAACAAGATATGTTCACTGAGTACACGGATGACGATGACAACGTAGTAACCGTACAGGCTCAAAAGGACGCTAAGACTGCCGCTGACAATGCCGCCCTAGAAGCCACAGAACGCTCTACAAGAGATAATCTGCTGAAAGCTACTGACCACTACGGGTTGTCTGATGTGACCATGACAGAGGCTATGACAGCCTACAGACAGGCTCTACGTGACGTACCACAGCAGACAGACTTTCCCGGAACTATCACATGGCCTACGAAACCATGAAAAAAAACAATGTAGTGCCGTTGCCAGAGTTATCGCCTATAGATAAACAGTTTCTAAAACTAGAAAAACAACGAGAAGAAATTTTAGAGCAACAGGAAAAAATTAAAAAACTTTTAGGTCAAAAATGAATGGATCCTTTATCTTTAGTTGCTATGGCGTCTACTGCGTTCAAGGGTGTAGAAGTTCTTGTATCTAGAGGCGCTGAAATTGAACACGTAGCTAAGAAGCTAGGCCAATGGTACGGCTTTGTTTCTGACTTACGAGAAGCAGAGAAAGAAGCAGAAAACCCACCGTTGTTTAAGAAGATGTTTGACGGTGACTCAGTTGAAGCTACTGCCCTCAACGCTGTTATAGCTAAAAAGAAAGTACAAGAGCAAGAGAAACAGATCAGAGAGCTAATCATGTACGCCTATGGTCAAGAGACGTACAAAGAAATGATGCAAATGCGTCGGGACATCAGAGCTAAACGTGAACAGTTGATCTACCGACAGAGACGAAGACAACGAAAAATGCTAGATGTATCAGCAATAGTTACGGGGTTACTTGTTTCTGCTGGGATTGTCTGGACTACCATTAGTATTATACAGGGGTTGAATAATGGATGAGTCTGCAAAACAAATAGTTGATGTCATGAGTGTTGGTACTATGCTAGGCACTCTTGGTGCAATGCTACCGCCTATATCTGCTCTGTTTACTATTGTATGGGTAGGTATACGTATATGGGAAACAGACACAGTACAGAACTTTAGGAACAAAAACTAACATGTGGACAGCACTTATTGGCCCTATAGCTGGACTTGCTAAGAACTGGATTAACAACAGACACGAGCAGTCACAAGCTAAACACGTAGCTAAGATGGAAGTTATTAAGAACACGGCTACGTGGGAACAAGAGATGGCTGCTGCCAGTGCTACTTCGTGGAAAGACGAGTGGTTTACTGTGGTACTGTCGTTACCTCTGTTAGCTGTGTGTTACGGAGTTGCTATGGATGACTTGAGTATTATGCAACGTGTAGGTTTAGCTTTTGTTGAACTAGATAAATTACCTGAGTACTACCAGTACTTGTTGTACGTTGCAGTCACAGCCAGCTTTGGCATACGTGGTGCTGACAAGCTGATGCAAATAAAGGGTGGTAAGTAACAATGGTTATGGAAACGTATTACCCTTCAGACTTTGAGGATCAGGACGATTTTGATAGCTTTTTACGAAGGTTTATAGATCAGTGGCACGCCGGGGTGCCTTCTTCTCAATACTTTGACGCAGCGCCGCCACGAGAATATCTTGAATCTATATTAGGTCCACTCCCAGCGGGTGCTGAGGAGTACCGCTATAGTGACTTAAATGATAACGGAACAAACGACCTTTATGCCGTAGATGCTAACGGTGACCCACATACTGTTTATTCGTACGATGACAATAACGAGGTTGAATCAACAGTCTACACCGACTACCTCAGAGACACTATTTACGGCGGTGTTGCACCACAGACTTGGGAAGACGTAGAAAGAATACTTAAGGCAGAGGGTTACGACGACGAAGCCATAAAAGAAGTTAGAGGTAGCATCAAATGCCTCACCAAGGCTAATGAAATAAAATGCGACACCGAAAAATTCCAAGGAAGCGTAGTTCTAGCAGGAATTCTTAATAACAGCGGTTACGACGGAAGCTGGTGGGACGTAAGACCTACAGCGGGTCAGCCGTGCCAAACTGATGACGGAAAGCAAGGAGAGTACGACACAAATGGTGGCTGTACTCCTAATGAGTATCAGGAAGGGGATAGCTGCCCTACGGTTCCTAACGGACCTAAAGATGGTATTATAGAAAACGGTGTGTGTGTTGGCGGCGATGATGATGACTCCGACACTAGTTGTATAGTTATTAATCAAGAAAACGCTGACGAGTGTGGATTTGTAATTGACGAAAACGGAAACTTACTAGACAAGGGGGATAGAGACCCTGACGAAGACTCTGTAGCACCTTTTTACACTAATTGCGGGGGTGGCATTTTTGCAGAAACAAAAGAAGATTGTCCTGAAATGGAAGGAACAGGAACTGGAATTGGGAACTGTTCAACCATTAATGCTGAAAACGCTGACGAGTGTGGTTACGAAATAACCAGCGATGGACAGCTAATTCCTAAAGATTTAAGTGGTGCTCCAGGAGATTACCCTAATTACGATAATTGCGGTAATGGTGTTTTTGTACTTGAAGGTACTGAGTGTCCTGATGTTCCAATAACTTACTCAGAAGAAGAACAAAACACAGCAGAAGCCATCAGGGATTGGGTTGAAGGCAAGATAGGCGAAGTCAAGGACATGACTGTAGATGACGTTTTAGACGTTATCTTTGGTGGTGACGCTTGGGACCCTCAGTGTAAAGACGAAGGTGATCTTTCAAATTGCACAGGCACTGACGGAACTCAAGGAAACAAGTGTTGGAAAGACTGTGTAAACATTAGTGTTCTTGCCGGTATTCCCGGCTTGCCTATGCCTCCCGGCGCTGTAGACATTGGTACGGTTAGAGACTTAGAAAACACAGCAAACGACATAGGCACTACTATTGGAAACATTTTAAACCCCGACACAACCGACGAAAGTTTTATACAGCAAGTAAAAGATTGGGTTACTGGTAAAATTGACGGTATTTTTGGTAACGTAGACGATGTAACCCTTGAACAAATTACCGGATGGATTACAGGAACTTTAGGTAGTGTACTTGGTAGTTTAATACTAATTGAAACAGCAGATGCAACAAACACAGTTACTACCAAAATTAATGAAATATTAGGTCTTCCTTTAACAGACCCTGAAGACGAAAAATGCATTGAAACAGAGTACTTTGAAGCAAACAAAGAAAAGTGTACTGCTTTGGGTTATGTTGACTGTGATGGCGCTTTAGGCGAACAAGGTCAAGAGTTAACTGGTGGAATAATAGGGCCAAACGAAACAACGCAAGGTTGTTCTGAAATACAAAACCCAGACATTGACACAACAAAATGTACAGAAGGAAGCCCTGATAACGATGGAAACTGTATTTGTTCAGATGGTACACCAGAAGACGAAGATGGTAATTGTCTAGACGATACTCCACTAACCCCAGAACAAATCTGTGAGGAAAAAGGTTTAACTTACGATCCTAGTGACTTAAACGCAGACCCTGATGGTTGTGTTAGAGTAGGCCCAGAAGTAAACCCAGAACAAATCTGTGAGGACAAAGGTTTAACTTACGCTCCTACCGCTCCTGAAGAAGACAGAGATGAAGACGATTGTGTTTCTACTGTTATTTCTGATCAAAGATGTAATGACCCTAACGCTAAAAACTACAATGAGTTAGGAGAATGTGGCGAATGTGAATCAGGGTTTAGAAAAGACCCAAACACGAATGAGTGTAAACCTGACGGACCAACTCTTGATTGTACAACCATAACTTCAGAAAACGCAGCCGGTTGTAAAAAGAAGGACTGTGGGGGCGGTGTCTTTGTAGACGAGGGGGAAGATTGTCCAACTACAGTAAACCCTTGTGACAACCCACAGACAGACCAAGAAAAAAGAAACTGTAGTTGGGTTGCGTGTCCCGACACAGGTGCTTTACACCCGCCGGGAACAGATTTAAATACAGTTTGTGGTGAAAAACGAAAGTGCATAGACGGAAAAGAGCCAGATCCACAAAAAGGATGCCCAGAAGATTGGTGTGACGCTGCGATGACTATAGCACCAGACGAAAACGGTCAGTGTCCTTCAGACCCTCCGTTAGTAAAGTGTCCAGATGGTAGTATGGTCGCTAATGAAAAGGATTGTTACAAAGATACACTAATAGAGTGTCCCGTTAAAAGCGACAGACCCGGAACTATGGTTGAAAACATAGAAGACTGTTATGACTCTGTTACACTAATAGAGTGTCCAAAAGGTACTCCTAATGAAGGGCAAATGGTTGATGATAAAAGTAAGTGTGGTACTACTACTCCTTACACCTGCCCAGACCCTAACGCTACCACAAACGAAGACGGAAGCTGTGGCCCGTGTAAAACTGGGTACGCATACGACGGTGCTGCAGAACGCTGTGTACAGAGTACTACACCAGACCCTTGTTTAAGCGCAGACTACGCCGCAGCTAACCCAGAGCAGTGTGGCACTGGTGATTGTGTTGACTGTACTTGTGCTGAGTACGCCGCAGCTAACCCTGAAGAGTGTGGCACTGGAGGCGGCGGTGATGGCGGCGGCGATGGCGGTGGCGGTGGCATGTTCCGACCACAAGCAGGTGTTCCTCCGACACTAGGTGATCCACAGCTTCTCGCTAGAATGGAGTTTCCCATTGAAAACTTTTTACAACAATATATTGATGGACCTAATAATCAAGACATCAGCATAACCGGATTGTTTGAGGGCTTAGTATGACATATTTAAACATAGTAAACAACGTACTGAGGCGTTTACGTGAAGATACAGTAACTACTATAAGCGCCAACACGTACAGTGCTATGGTTGGTGACTTTATTAACGACGCAAAACAACTCGTGGAGAACGCTTGGGATTGGTCTAATCTCAGGTCTACCCTTACGATTACTACGGCTGCTGATGACTACACGTACTCACTGACGGGCTACCAAGACCAAGGTAAAGTACTCAGTGTTATTAACGACACATCTAACCTCGTGATGCAGTATCAGTTTAAGGATTGGTTTGACGATAAGTACTTAATTAACACACCTGCTTCTGGGGAACCTCAGTACTACACCTTTAGCGGCATAGATGGTTCTGGTGACGCACAGATTGATGTGTACCCTAAGCCTGACGGTGTGTACTCTCTGAAGGTGCACAGTGTAATCAGAAACGTAATCTTGAGTAGCGACTCTGACACACTGGCTATTCCTAATCAGCCTGTGATACACATGGCAGTAGCTCTGTTGGCTCGTGAACGTGGTGAAACAGGCGGTACATCTACACCAGAGTACTTTGCTCTTGCTGACAAGTATTTGTCTGATGCAATTGCTCTGGACGCACAGAAGCACCCTGAAGAAACTATTTGGTACACACCCTAGGAGTACGTATGGCACAGCCACTACAAAGTATTAACTTAGTTGCTCCTGCGTTCCAAGGGATCAACACAGAAGACTCTCCGCTTGCACAGGATACGTCTTTTGCTGAAGTTGCCGACAACGCAATTATTGACAGGCGTGGACGTTTGGCGTCACGTAAGGGTAATGCTGTTGTTACTACAAACAAGACTGTACTAGGTGCTGACTACCTGCACAACGTACACGAGTTCTACGACAGTGCTGGTAACGAAGTAATCTTTAGCACTGGTAACAACAAAATTATGACAGGCACAACTACACTGGTTGACGCTACGCCGGGGTCATATACGATCAGTGCTAACGATTGGAAGATAGTTAACTTTAACGACAAAGCGTACTTTTTCCAGCGTGGTTACGATCCTTTGGTATACGACAACGCTAACGGGTTACGGACGTTTACTGTAGCAAACAGTAGTTCAACAAACGCCACGTTTAAAGCACACGAAGCTATTGCGGCATTTGGTAGGTTGTTTATTGTTGGTAACGCAACTGATTACAACACTATTTACTGGTCTGATTTACTAGACGGCACTAAGTTTACTGGAGGGTCTAGCGGATCTATTGACGTATCTAAGGTGTGGCCTAACGGGTTTGATAAGGTAGTAGCTCTAGCGGCACACAACGGTTTTCTAGTTGTCTTTGGTGAAAACAACACAATAGTCTACGGTGGTGCAGACAGCCCTGCGTCTATGACGTTGCAGGACACTATTCCGGGTGTTGGCTGTGTAGACAGAAAGAGTGTACAAAACATAGGAACAGACTTGTTGTTTCTAACACAGACAGGACTAAGGAGCTTGGGACGGGCTGTTCAAGAGAAGTCCTTGCCTATTACTGATCTGAGCAGAAACATCAAGCAGGAACTGATTGCTAACGTACTGGCTAAAACAACGCCTGTTAGCACAGTGTATAGTCCTGAAAACTACTTCTATCTTTTGTGCTTTCCTGACCTAAACCTCGTGTACTGCTTTGATGTACGAGGCACACTGGAGAACGGTGCGTACAGGGTAACACGGTGGCCTAGTGTAGACTTTAAGTCTTTTCACAGGGACAGAAACGGTGATGTATACATAGGCACTACGGCTGGCCTAGGAAAATATGACAACTACTTTGACAACGGTAGCATCTATAGATTTAGGTACTTTAGTCCTGGCTTGAGCTTTGGTGACCCATCTAAGATTAAGATGCTAAAGAAGATTAGACCTACGATCATTGGTGGTAACAACGCAGACATCTTTCTCAAGTGGTCTTACGACTTTGAGACAGCAACTAACACTAGCACTTTTAGAACTAGTAGTGCTACTCCCGGTTTCTTTGGGCAGTCTGAATACAACGTAGCTGAGTACTCTGAAGAAGGAACAGTTATTAGTCGTTCTTCTATTAACACAACAGGCTACGGTTCAGTAATCAGCGTTGGTCTTGAGACAGACATCAACGGTTACGCACTGTCCTTACAGGAAATGAATGTACTAGCACTAATAGGTAAAACGCTATGATGACAAATTACAATAAAAACAAAGGTACTTACTAATGAGTCTTTTAAGTGATCTTATCCCCAGTGACATTGAAGACCTGCTGACTGCTGACGTTACTCAAGCAACAGCGCCTGATGTATCGTTCCAACCGTTTACTGTAACTGGTCCGTCAGGAACGATTAAAGCAGATACTGAAGGAACCCAGTATTCTCTAGGAACCACAGGTCAAGCACTACAGAGTGCGCTAGAATCTCAGGCACTCTCTAGGTTTACTGGGCCTAATGTTGGTCTTGGCTTAGACGCCGCTGGTCAACAGTTGTTAGGCATGGGCCAACAACAGCTAGGTATGTCTCCTTTTGGTCTCGCTGGTCAACAACAGGCGGCACAACAAGCGTTTGGCTTAGGTGGTCAGTTCATGGGCCAAGCTGGTATGCCTATGGCTGGCAGAGAACAAGATGTCTATGATCGCATTAGAGCTACACAGCTTGGTGAAGAAGAGAGACAGAGGCTTGCCTTAGAAGAGCGTTTGTTTAACCAAGGTCGTGGTGGTGTACGTACAGCTATGTTTGGCGGCGCACCAGAGCAAATGGCGTTAGCTAAGGCTCAAGAAGAAGCACAGAACCAAGCGTCTCTCATGGCTATGCAACAGGCACAACAGGAACAACAACAACAAGCGGCTATGGGTGCACAGTTTGCTGGCTTAGGCTCTGGCCTAGCGTCACAACGGCAAGCACTAGATGTAGCACAGCAAGCTAGGGCTATGCAAGCACTACAAGGCGGTATGGGACTGATGACAGGTGGTCTTGGGTTAGAACAGGGTCAGCAACAGATAGGCTTAGGAGCGCTTCAGGGCGCTTACGTGCCACAGGCGGCTATGCTCTCTGCGTTCTCTCCTGCACTCAACGTGGCTAGTTTGTCTGACGTTGCACGTAGGCAGCAAGGTGAGCTTGGTCTGGAAACACAGATGGCTAACATTTCTGGTGACGTAGGCCACAGGACAGCACTAGCTAATATGTACGCTGGTTTGTACGGTGGTCTTTTGTCTGCTGGTGGTAGTTTGCTTGGCAAGATTTTTGATTAGAGGATAAATAAGATGGCTTACAATACTGGTGGAATGTTAGCTGAAACAGGACTAAACGTAGGGAAACTGATCGGAGGAGGCTTTGCTGACTTAGGTGCTGGCATAGGCACTGGCGTCGGCGGCATGATGACTCGTCGCAGGGAAAGACAGGGAGCGCAGAACGCACAACAGCAGTTCCAGCAGATTGTTGGCGCTTATAAAGATGATCCTGTTGGAATGATGCGTGAAGCTCAGAAAGCAAAGCTGGATCCTGATACAAACATTCAACAAATGGGTGATATGTTGATGGAAGAGGCCAAGCGTTTGACAGCTTCACAGACTAAAGCTAAAGAAAAAAAAGTAGCGGATACAACGGGAAGAGGCGAAGGAGAGTTAATGGCTCTCGCTAATGATCCTAAGTTTAATTTGAATGACCCAAAGATGCGTAGTGGTTTTATAGGAATGGCTGATTCTTTTGGTGTTTCTCGTAAAAGGGCGATGGAGATTGCTTTAAAAGCCCGTGAAGACGCCGAAAAAGGACAGAGCGACAGCGATTACCGCAAATCTGACGAAGTTATTGTAAGGGACTCACAAGGTAATAAGTTTAGTCAGTACAGCATACAAGACATTAGTGACCCAACCTCCACGCCTGTTATAAAATACGTGCCTATTGGTGATGGGCCAGACAAACCAGTAGGGGACACTACTATAATAAGCATAAGAACAGGTGCTGGTGCTTTTGATAAGCCGGGGATAGCTGGAGAGGTTAGGACAGAACAGCAATTTGCTGATTTAAAAGTAGACGCTACCGCACAGCTTCCAGAGTTAATATCGCAATCACGTATCTTAGATGACGCCGTAGCTGCGTTAGATACAATGGAATCTCAAGGTCTTCCAGAGGTTGTTGTAAATACAATACGGAAAGAATTTGGTGTCCAAGACCCAGACATTGCTGAGTACGAAATGCTAGTAGGTGAGTTGATGTTTTCTCGCTTGAAGCCTTTATTTGGCGGTGTTATTAGTGAGGGCGAAAGAGAAGCTATTATGGGCTTGTACAACAACATGAAAAGAGGTAACCCCGCCAACAAAAGAATTTTAATGCAGCTTCAGGAAAAAGTTAAAGAAACTATTGTTAAATCTAATCTAATACGAAGAGCAGGTTCTTTTGACGATTATAATATGTCACTAGATCGTATGTATCCTACAGAAGAAGAAAAAACAGAACAAAACGTAGTAGACTTTAGCGCTCTGCCCACTCAAGGATAAATAATGGAAACTTATACTGTTACTTTACCTAGCGGGTTACAAATTCAAAATGTGCCTGCAGGAACAAGCCAAGAGGTTTTGAAAGATAGGTTAATTTCGGCAGGAAAAGCTACACTTGCTGATTTTGAAGTTCCTTCTGAAACACCAGACCCTGCGCCTTTCCCTACACTAGAACCTAATTCAGTTGATAGTGAAAGAAAACGAGGGTCTACGGTAGGGACTACCGGAGATGGTACGTCTATTGCGGATGTTGGTCAGTACTTAAAAGAAAACTTAGAGTTAGCTGGTGGAGTCGGAGGCGGTGTTGCGGGAGCAATACTAGGATCACCTGCTGGTCCTATCGGGTCTATGGCGGGTTCTATGCTTCTAAGTGCTATAGGAACTGGTGCTGGATCTCTTGCTTCTGACGAGCTAAAAGGAGAAGACCTTAACTACGCTGAAGCTATGAAAGAAGCCGCAATATCCTTAGGATTTGACGTAGCTACTTTAACGGCTGGTAAAGTTCTTAAGCCTGCTTACGTTTTGGCTAAGAAAAAATTAGGGTTTACTCCAAAAGAAGCCGCAGAGCAGTTGGTTAAGGAGCTAGAGCCAGCAGTCGGTACACAGGCGTCATTAAAGGCTTCTCAAGAAATACTTGAGGAAGGGGGTGCTACCCTTACGCCTTCACAAGTAGGCGCTACTGGTCTTCAGCTAATCTCAGAAAAAATTGGGAGGATCGGGATAATTTCTGGTGGTAAGTTTGACGCTAATGCTAAGTTGGTAAACGAGGCTGTTCAAGACGGGTTAAACGAAGTTGTAAACCGATTAAGCGTTAACTCTTCAGGCACTCCTATTGAGTTAGCAGAGAACCTAATGAGTGTTATTGACGCAGGAAAACAAGCACTAAACAAAAACTATGGGGATGGGCTAGACGAACTTGCGGCACTAGCACCCTCAGGCGCTCGTTTTAACGTGGGAGAGCATATTTCAGCAATAGATAGATTTTTGGCTACAAGAACTAAAGACGGAATTGTGGATTTAGATCCAGCGGCGGTGGCTTTTATTGAGCAAAACCTGCGCCCCATGACGGGAAATAATCTAGCAAGAGGTGTCGGCCTAGATGCGCTGGTTATATTAGATAAACAAATGACTGCACAAATTCGTCAGAAATTTGGTACTCCGGGAACACAATCGTTTAACGCAGATGCGGAACGCCAGTTAGCACAGTTAGCTGAAGAAATGCGTAACGCAACATATAACTCCTTACAAAAAGTAAATCCTGAGTTAGCTTCTCAATATAAAACTTTAAAGGAGGCTTTCGCTTCTGGGAGACAGGGACTATTACCCAAACTTAATGACAACTTTGTAAATCAGGCCGCAAAAGGCAATTACTCCGCTTTAGGAAATACCTTAGCTAATGCAGGAAACGCCAGCCAGATTTTAGCTTTTAAGAAAAGTATGCAAGAGGCTTTTAAGCAAATAGAGAAATCAGGTGCAAAAACAGCAGGACCTGGTTGGAATGCTTTCATGAAAAAAGCTTTAAAACCTTACTCTATGAAGCCTTTTCCAATACCATCAGGTA